CGCAGGTGCTGTAGCCGCAGGAGCGTAATATGGCCGAACTTAAACACGTAGGCCGTGTTATTGCCACTAACAAAAAATGCTTAGTGGCATATCGCACCCTTCCAGGTGATGCAAGTTTTTGTTTGATTGTTCCTACAGAAAATTTGCCCGATATATACCACGATGCTATTATTAATTTAGTAGAAAGCGGTACTGGTCAAGATTCATACGAATTTGCAGATGCACTAGCACGTACACAATTTCCAGACGGAAGTAATATGTTACGTTGGTTGCATGGTAATAATCGTTTAATCAAAGCGCCAACATCTGCAATTGAAATTTTACCAGCTCCAAATACTGCTATTGTATTAAGTGAACTTAATCAAATAATTGCAGAACAGCGTGGTGTAACTGTAGACGACCTAAGCATTAAAGAAAGCTTTGAAAAGAAAATAGAAGAAAAGAAAGAAACAGCTACCGTAACAGAAGCACCTGCTATTGTTAACGCTGAAGTCGCTCAACCTACTACTTTTGAAAGTCCAGAAGCTGAGGCAAAGTTCTATCGTAGTCAAGCTGACAAACTAGCAAAGCAGGCAGCAGAAATGCGCCGTAAAGCAGAGGAATTGGCTCCGACCAAGAAAAAGGCATAAATGATACGTTCGGGAAGAGTACTTCCCAAGGATGTCATAGAGCATTGGCCAGAGGTTTTCGCAGATATACGATTAAATGTAGTACCTTTAAGGTACTTACATGCCGTACTGGTTAATTTTAAAGATGGTAAAACTTGGGAAATAAAAATAACAGCTAAGACTAAAAGAGAAGGATGGAGTGCCTTTGAAAAGAATCTTGCTGAGTTATTTAAAAACTACGAGTCGTCAATAGACAATGTAGATTTTAAATTAGATACGGATCGAGTGCGGAAAGACGTCGAAAAAGGTACGGATAAATTTTTAAAAAGAAAGAAGCTATAAATATATGAATGTCCGATTACTTAGTTACAGCCAGCCAACTGAAGAATTTGCTAGCATGGGAATCGATGATGCCCAAGAGCTCATTGCCTACTGTGCCAGAGTTTCAAACCCAAGCAATCAACTCAACACAGAAACTAGCGAAAAACTTATCAAGTACCTCATCAAACACCAGCACTGGAGCCCTCTTGAAATGGTCTCAGCTTGCATTGAAATCACCACAACTAGAGACATTGCCCGTCAGATCCTTAGACACAGAAGTTTTAGTTTCCAAGAGTTTAGCCAACGCTATGCTGACCCGACAAAGGATCTCAACTTTGTACTTAGAGATGCCAGAAGGCAGGACCTACAGAATAGACAGAATAGTGTAGAACTAGACGTTCATAATAACGATGAAGATCGTTTTCTAGCATATCAATGGGAACGTATGCAAGAGCTAGTGATTAAACAATCACGCGAAGCGTATGAATGGGCTATACTAAAAGGTATAGCTAAAGAACAAGCCCGAGCTGTATTACCAGAAGGGCTCATTGAGAGTAGAATTTATATGAACGGTACCTTGCGTAGTTGGGTACACTTTATTGAATTACGTAGTTCTAATGGAACACAAAAAGAGCACCAGCTAGTGGCGCTCGAATGCGCTAAAGTTATTAGCGAAGTTTTCCCAATGTTAAAAACTCTTTAAACTACTTTGGTCCAAGCAGCATTTAAATAAATCATTAAGTGCTGTTTGGCATCACTTGCTGGATTCCAACCAATACCATCACATACAGCCATTTGCCCACTAATAGAATTTGAAGGAGCTGTACCAAGTGGTAACAATGTTGATCCAATGCTATATAAATTATTATAATAAGAAGTACTTGATCCAAGAGTTGTTACACCACTTGAACCTGGATAAATTGTATTACCTAACAACTGTAATGTAGTCGTTGGAACTGAACCTGTTTTAGTTTGGAATACTAAAGGAACGTTAACAACGCTACTAGCTATAACTGGAGTAGTTTGTTGTGAACCACCATTAAAGCTAAAGTTTGTAGTACTGATGTTCAACAAACTTGCTACATTTAAACCAGCACCAGCAAAACTTACAGCTGATGAAAAGCTAGCACTTCCAGATTGTATATAACTACTTGCTGGTTGTCCACCAAGTGCATCTGCGTTAGTAGCTGTTCCCCAAAACTTATATCCAGTACTTGTATAAACAGGTGTGCTACCAACTGTAGTTTCAGTTAGTGAATTTAATGTAATACCTTGGAATATTCCGTTTGTAGTAAACCCAGAAATATTACCACTTGACACATTGGTGTTTAATGAAAATGCTGTGTTACTTACTGTGAACACAGTATTGCTACCGTTCAATACAGCTTGTATTACTGGATAAGATCCGCTTGGGCTAGCACTAACTTGATTGATTTGGAACTGTGTAGTACCACTGTTTGTACTAGTTGTGAATGGTCCAATATGAACAAATGTTGAACCATTATATACATTTAATTGTTGGTTTGTACTGTCCCACCAGAAATCTCCAGTAGCTACATTACTAGGAGGAGTTGTACTTGGAGCACTTTCAGCACTGCCTGCTGCACGGAATCTAATACCGTCGTAAAATCTTAATTTGTTTGTGGTAGTATCATACCAAATTTGTCCAGCAATAGGAAGCGGAGGTTGAGTAGCATTGGCAAAGTTTTCCAACAAATAGACAAAATTTTCATTTTGGCTTTGTCCGTACCCAGCATAATTTTTACCAATCAGCGTGATATCTAGTGTGTTGTTAATTGTACCGTCTACAACAGTAGCAATAGCGTTTCCATTGTAGTGATTAATTGTATATGACATTCTACTCGTTCCTTATTCTATATTTATGCTGGTTGAGATGCTACCCAAGTAGCTAGCGCCGCTGTTCCAGCAGCATCGTATGCGTATAATTCTGGATAAACTGATAACCATACGTTACTAAGTTCAGGTATAATTACCTTAAAACGCACAGTCACTCGCCCCTGGTCTTCTAAAGCAAATGTAACTGAAGCATTGTTCGCACATGTAGATTTGTAAGTTGATGCAGGGTTTCCGTTAATACTGATTGGAAAATCTAACTTGCTCATGTTTTTAATTTGTATGGTAGTGATGTCGTTCCATACAGCACCGTTTTGATCCACACATTGAGGAATTAAAGTAATTGTGTTGTTTAATCCTACAATGCATTGTCTTTGACCGTCTAAATAAGTATTAGGACCAAAGTTAACCATAATTTTTCTAATTTTTAATGTGTTATTTGTGCTGTTCCAAAACGCCAAACTAACAGGATTACTGATACTTTCAGCAATCGCATTGTACATATCTTGCGTAATTGATCCAAGATAATGTGTATCTGTATCTGTATCGCTATGTACAATATCTACAAAAGGTGCAATGGCACCATATAGCCCAATAATTAAACCACTGGCTAGATTATATGTAATGCTATAAAGACCAGTTTCTGTCCAGCCCGCTGCTAGAGTTGTTGGAGCTGCCGATACTTGAGTTGTCATACAAAATTCCTTGTTATCTGTTTATATACTTTATCACAGTGATCGCACTCTATACCGCACACTGTTTTACAATTTTTAGTTAGATCGTTAAACCCTAAATCTGTAATTTGATTAATTGAAATTGTTGCTAGTTTTAAATCACCTGTTGTACTTAGTATTTCTCCAAAACGAATATTCCCGCTTTGTTTTTGATAAGCATCAATTACACGATACCAGCGATCTATTGGGAAATTGCGACCTGCAATTTTTATAACATCTACTAGTCCGTCAAACTTACTAATGTCATTGGGAAATGTAAATGCTGTTTTTAACCATTCAGCTGGGTTGTTTTTAAAATAACTAATGCAACCTAATTTTTCATGAACGTCATCTGTTGTTGTTCTATCGTCTTGAAATTTAATTTGACTGATAATAACATCATCCCATTGTTTCCATTTACAATCAACAATACACCCTTCGTTAACTAACATGGTAATTTTAATACCATGCTCTTTAGCATATTTGCTCATCTTAGTTAACGTATCTAAGTCTCTATTTAAACTACGGTCAACAATAATACTATCCATATGCAATACTTCGTGCATGAATACAAAATCTTTTAATGTACGAACAAGATTGTTTACACTATTTTTTAATTCAATATTAGGATTTCCAACACGAAAATCGTTAATAATATTTGCTCTTAACAAATACGTATTGTTAAGTGTAACAATATCTGCTTGAATATTTTTTATATGCTCGATAAGTTCAGGAACTTGACTGTAAAATTCATTTGGATACAAACTAGGGTTTACTAGATAATGTACTTTAATTCCATATTTTTCACGGATGGTATACAGCTCATCAAACATTTCCTTGCCGTTAAAAATACTTCTAGCACTACCAAATTTATTGTCGCTAAAATACACATCTGTAATACTTGTAGTATCCAAATTTTCAAGTGTATCGATCATTCCATGTGTATATGGTATGCTAAACTTATGGGTTATAGACATTAGTACCTCTTGAGCCGATTCCAATCCAGCCAGCTTGAACGTTAGTACCATGATACCAGTGTCCGCCATCTACAACTGAAACACTGATAACAAATTGGCCATAAGATCCGCTGGTGTTGCTTGTAGTTACAGGAGCAACACTTACTGCCCATTGCCCGTGTCCCATACCATAGTATGTATTACGATAATCATCAACACGAGTTAAACTTGGCGCAACATTAAAATCATAATTGCCTTTCCAATTAACATCTGTAAAACTGTTACTAAGCCCCATAAATGCCGCAAGATCAACTGTTAAATTAATTGTAGGACCTCCGCTGTAACTTCCGCCTACTACTGTTCTGTTAATGTTACCGCTCATATAACTGTACCAGCTAGACACTTCTCCTGAGATTGAAGGAACACCAGAAACTGTTCCACCACTACTTTGAGGTGCCATATATAAGTCTATTGTCCCAATGATAGTCTGTACAATATTTGCTAAATTTTGATTTAAACGAGATACGTTTACTGGGTTTGGAATGCTTGGTTGATTAACTAAATCAGTATAGCTACCAGTAGCAGCTACTCTGGCTAATGTATTTCCAAAGTTTACATCAGTAAGAATTTTAGCCCATGGGCTCCATGTACTACCAACATCTCGACGACTACGTACAAAGTTATCAGCGTGAGCGCCTGTTACACCGCTCCATCCAACTAATAATTCGCCACCGCCTTCGCCGCCTAACGATAATAAATTACCATAAGTGTCTGGATATCCATTAGCATAAACATCACGTAATGTTAAAACGTTTCGAGGTTCATATGTATAATCGTCTTCAATTGTAATACGGCCTTGGTTGTTAATTACATTAGCGCTGGTAGCATTTCCTATAACAGCGCCAGTATGTGTTCCAACAGAATTACCTGTTATGTTACCTGTTACATTACCAGTCAAGTTACCGCTAAAATTAGGAGCGGTAATTGTGCCAACCATATTCAAACTACCGCCTGGTTGGAACTGTCCTGAATACTGACCATTATTAGCTATGTTAGTATAGCCATCGCCGCCCCAATAAAAACCAGTATCTTGGGCACCATCATTATAGAACGCAATACTTGGATTAGCTGCAGAACCATTAGATAAAAATATTCTTCCGTTTTGAGCGTATATTGTTCCAGTTACATTGCCGGTTAAGTTTCCAGTTACATTGCCAGTTACATTGCCGGTTAAGTTTCCAGTTACATTGCCAGTTACATTGCCTACTACAGGACCAGTATGTGTTCCTGCTGTATTACCAGTTAAGTTTCCTGTTACATTACCATATAAATTACCTTGCACATCACCAAGAAGACTACCTACAACACTAGCGCCTGGATAGCCAATGACTTTTCCAACGGCGTCAATCATAAGTGTACTATCTACTCCACGTAAGCTACCTGTTACATTACCAGTTACATTGCCTACTACAGGACCAGTATGTGTTCCTGCTGTGTTACCAGTTAAGTTTCCTGTTACATTGCCAGTTAAATTACCAACAATATTAGCTCCTGGATAACCAAGTTGTTTAGATGTGGAATTCCAAATACGTGTGCTATCTGTAGAATATACATCCCCTGTTAGTGTACCAGTTACAGGTCCTGTAAAATTACCAACAACATTAGCGCCAGTATAACCAATTTGTTTTGAAGTAGCATTAACAATTATTGTAGC